GCGCCGGCGCCGCTCGCGCCGATGCCCGCGGTGCGGGCGTCGGCGGTGGAGTCCTTGGGGGCGAGGAGGTACGGGGAGTCCGTCGCCAGGGTGTCGAGGAGCTTCTTCACGCCGGCCTCGTCGGCGGTGCCGTCCTTCACTGCGACCTTCGCGAGCTCAGCGTCGTCGATGAGGCGCAGCGCCTGCTTCGGGTTGACGAACCCGCTCGTGGCCGCGAGCTCGCGCACGGCCGATGCCCGGGCGAAGGTGGCGCGCTGCTCGTCGAACTCGGCCTGCAGCGACTGCCGCACGCGCTGCTCGATGCCCGCGACGTCGACGCCCTCGGGACCCTTGCCCTCGCGCAGCGCCTTGATGTCGTCGGCGGACAGGCCCAGGTCCGTGAAGGCCTTCAGGGCGTCCTTCGTCTGCCGCAGCTCGCCCTTGGTGCGCTCGTAGGCGCGCTCCCCGGCCTCACCGAGGGGCTTGTCGCCGTCGTCGCCACCGTCGGTGCCGCCCGGCTTGCCGTCGGCGCTGTCCTGGCCGTCCTGGCCGCCGTCACCGCCGGCGCCCGTGCCGTCGCCGCCCTCGTCGGCGAAGCGCAGCCGCGGCATGCCGTACGCGCGCGGGGCGAAGGGGTCGAGGTGCGCCGGGAGCTTCCCAAGCGAGGTGGGCTGCGTGCAGGTGGTCATCGTGCTCTCCTTGGGAGGTGACGCCGTGGGCGTCGAGGTGACCGCACGGCGGTGCGCCGGCGGGGTATGTCAGAGGACGCCGAGGAGACGCGCGAGGATGCGCACCTGCTCAGGCCCGTCGGCCAGCCGCTTGAGCTGACGCTGGTAGTCGGCCTCAACGAGCGCCCGGATCTCGGGCGTCAGCGGCTGCCGCTGGCTATTCACCGCGAACGGGTTCCGGCCCTGGTCCGCCGCCTGCTTCCGCAGGACCGCCGAGTGCAGGCGCCGCTCCGCCGCGGTCTGGGTGGCCGGTTCGAGGGGGTCACGGACGCCGGAGGCGATCGCCTTCCGGTACGCGGCCGTCGCGCCCTTCCGGGTGCCGCCGCGGCCGAGCGCACCCGCGGCGAGGTCGCCGTAGAGGCTGCCGGCCGTGTTCCCGATCAGGTTGCCGCCTGCGGTCTGCGGGCCCGTGATGAACCCGTTCTCCTCGAGTAGTCGCACCGCGTGGGCGCGGTTCGTGGCGGCCTCGTACACGTCGTCGATCGTCATCTTCGACGGGCTGTCCCAGCGCCTCGACTGCCAGCCGCGCCGGTCGCCCGACGTCTTCAGCGCGTCGCTCGACAGGCCGCGCGAGCGAGTGTTCACGACCCGGTAGATGTCGCCGCCGTCCCGGATCGCCTGCGCGTCGTTCTTCCCGAACAAGCGGTCCTGCTCCGCCGTCGGCAGCCCTCTGAAGTACGCGTACGGGTCGACGCGGTGGTCGGCCGCCGTCGACTCCTGGCCGGGGATGTGGCGGCAGTCGCAGTCCGGGTGCGACTGGAACCCCTGGTTCCAGCGGTACCACTTCCCGGCGAGCACCACGCAGAACTTGCACGAGGGCGGGTTCAGCATCCGCACCCAGCCCTGCGCCGCCGGCGTGACCGTCATCGCGGCGCCCACGGCCTGCCGATCCGCGTCGCGCACGACGTCGAGCACGACATCGGACAGCCACACGCCGGCCGACGACAGCGCCTGCGCCGTCGTGGCGCCCGCCAGCATCTCCCGCTTCGCCTGGTACACCGCGCCGTGCAGCAGCGTCTCCGCCGGCCGCCCGTCACGCGTGCCGCCCGCGAACCGGGCCGGGTTCACCTCCGCCAGCGCGGACGCGTCCAGGTCCTGCTCCTCGAGGACCCGCGGCACGAAGCGCAGCCCCGATGCCGCTGCGCTGGTCTGCGCCTCGACGACCGTCGCGAACAGGTCGCCGGCGATCGGGGACCACGAGGCGTCGAAGTTCTCGCCCATGCGGCCCCAGAGCTCCATCGCGTCACCGAGTGCGGCCGCCGCGATGTCCTGCTGCTCCTGGTAGTGCCTAACCGCCGACGACGGAAGCGGCATTGGCGTTCGCCTCCTCGAGCTCGCGGGCGCCTGGTGTCACGTCGACGAAGCCGCGCTCGACCTGCCGGAGGCGGGACGTCAGCTGCTCGTCGTCGATCTCGTCCATCCACCCGTCGAGGGTGGTCTTCGTGGCCCCGGGGAGCATGGCGTAGGCCGACCGCTTCGGGAAGCCCGTCTGGATCAGCTTGGTGATGCCGTCGACGACCTGGGCGAACGAGCGCGCCTCCGCGTCGAGCCAGTCCATCTCCGCCGTCGGCTGGAACTCCTCCGTGCCGCCCGACGCGTAGTACGCCAGCTCGAGCATGTCCTCGTGGCCCTCGCCCGCCGCCAGCTGCAGCTCGCTCACGAGCGACGCCAGGGTGGACTCCGCGGCGGTGAGCGCGTCACCGGACAGGTTCACCATCTGGCCGAGCTGGTACTGCGGCGGGATCTGCGCCGTACTGAAGAACGTTGTCAGGAACGAGTCGTAGACCTTCACGTACCGCTCGAGGTTCGACTCGGGCAGGTCGAACACCTTCGTGTCCGAGCCCGGGAAGACGATCATGCGGTCCACACCCGGACGCCCCGGGGACTGCAGCAGCGGCTGCATGCGTCCCTGCGCGTCGACCACCGGGGTGCCGTCCGGGTTCGCCCGGTACTGCACGTTCCCGTCCTTGTCGACGATGCGCGGGTCGAACCCGGTCACGATCTTCTGCCGGTATGCGGCGAACTGCATCGCCAGCAGCGTGTTGAACCGGATCGTGTTCAGCGAGTCCTGCTGCGGGATCAGCGGATCGACCGCCGACCAGGGCTGCCCGTCTGCATCCGGCTGGTAGTCGTAGACCGCGAAGGGGACGCGCCGCATCGGGTGCGTGCTCTCAGCGACAGCCTTCCACTCGCCCCCGGGGCCTGTGCGCTCGAAGCGGACCATGGTGCCGGCGTCGTAGACGATGCCGACCTGACGGTCGCGACTCACCGACGCAGGCAGGATGAGGCCGTTCGAGGGGCGATCCGTGACCGCGTACGACTTCACCGCGAACAGGGGCGTGAACGGGTCATCGGGGTCCATCTCCACGTGGACCCGCGCGTACGACTCGGGCCGCACGATCGGCCGCGCCCGGTTGGCGAGGTTCGGCCACACCGAGACGATGCCGCGCCCGTGGGTCATCATCGAGCGGTAGATGAGGTCCTGGCGCGTGTCGAGCTTGTTCGCCTGCCACGCACCCGACCACAGCTTCGTGTCCTCGTCCTTGCCGAACGACGTCGTGATCGAATCCGCCCGCATGCGCTGCGTCGGGGCGCCGATCGCGATCCCCAGGAAGTTCGCCGGCGCCTGCTGCCGCAGGTCCTCGTACTCCTCCGACGCCCCGTACGGAGCGAACGGCAGCGCCTGCCGCCCGTGGACGTAGTCCTCGCGCTTCTGCACCTGCGTTGCCCGCTCCGCGAGCTTCGAAAGCCCGAGGGCGAGCCGGTCGCGTGCGACTGCGTGGTCCGTGACGGCCATCCCGCCTCCTTCGATCAAAATCCGTAGAACGTGGTCGAGACGGCCGGCGCCTTCCGCTTGCCGATGTCACCGGCAGCGATCGCGTCGTTCACCGCCTCGTGCGCCAACGTCGACGCCATGACGGCGTCGATCTTCTGCGCCTGCGACGGCTTCCCGAGGATGTACGTCCGCCCGGTCCGGCCACGCATGACCGCGTTCCGCATGTGCGTCTCCACCTGCGAGTCCTCGTCGTGCCGCAGCGGCGACGTCGGGTCGACGATGTCGTTCCGCGTCCGCTCGAGCGCCGCGTGCATCGGGGTGATGCGGTACGTCGGCCACTCGATGACGCGCTTCTCGCCGTACTTCCCCTGCAGCGCCGACACCTGCGACTCCCACCCCGGCGGGTCCAGGTAGGCCCGCACGACGTCGTACGTCGCGAAGATGTGGTCCCAGGCCGCCATGACGTCTTCGCGGGGGATCCGGCCGTCGAACTCCGCCGGGTTCCAGATCGTCCGACGCCCGACCGCGTCCACCGGGGTGAACTGGTAGAAGTCGAAGGTCTCGAGGCGGATCGCGGTCCAGTCGTCCACGTCCGACCCGTCGAACCCAGCGCAGACAGGCTCCGACTTCGGGCGGTCGCGCACGAAGAGCTTCTTCGACCACGCATCCATCGCCGTGTCCGGCAGCCACGCGCCCGTGCCCGTGACGACCCGGTTTCCGAAGAACCGTTCCGCCTGCGCCGGGTCCCGCTCGAGCAGCTCCGCAGCCTCAGCCTCGATCGAGTCGAGGTCGATCCACGGGGAGCCCTCGTAGACGAACGCATGGATGCGGCGCCGCTCGCGCTTGTCGCGGTACGACAGGTTTGCCGGCGGCCGACGCCAGAACCGAAACACGTCCTTCGCCGTCGACTCGCTCGTGCGCTGCGCGACGCTGTTCTGCGCCGGGTTCCAGGCGTTCGTCGTTTCCATCGTCCGGCCGCCGATGCCGGCCGCGTTGCGCCGCTGGCCCTCGTACACGTCCAGCATCTT